TGCAAGAATTTTACTTTATTGCCACTAACGAGCGGCTCAACAAACACTTCTTTAGCATGAGCAAACATCCTAAATTACAATGGCTCATGGCCACAAGCGTGAGTCCTGGATTGGGCACACCTCGGCACAACTGGATCAGCCTGAAGAAAAAAGAACCTGGTGCCGGCAGCATGAAAAAGCAGTTGACTGAATTGTATCCTCATCTCAAAGATGATGAAATTGATGTATTAGCATCCGTGACCACCAAGAAAGAACTTGATCAATACTTGAAAGACCTTGGACGAGACAAATGACTATCACAAGGCTAGTGACCAATGGCTGTAGCTACATGCGGGGCGTGGTGTTAGGAGATGGACATATTGAATTGGCACGCTGCCTAGATATCAACCACACACAGGATTTGTCACTTACAGGTAGTTGCAACAATCGAATTATTAGAACCACGCTCAAAGACAGTTTTACCACCAGTGAACCAAGTTTGTACATAATCGGGTTGTCATTTTTTAGTCGTAGTGAGTTGCCAGTGGCTAGAGCTGTTGACAAATTTGAAGGTGCTTGGATCAGCTTTCAGAATCAATCACTGCCGGACGAGCGTTACAACAGCCAATGGACCAAGGCAGACTCACAAGATTACTTGAAACTACGTTTCAAGTATCAGAGTCTAGGACTTGGTGACATATTCGAAGATCTAGCAATCAGCATAATAAGTATGATCAATGATCTAGTCAGTCGCGGTCACAATGCTGTGGTGTTTAACCAAGTTGAAAATTTACATTTGAAATTTTTAAGTCCAGAACAACTGGATATTTTTAATGCAGTACCACAAGTGATTGATCAACTGAGATGGGCTGCGGTACCTTGGCAATTTCAACAAGGTGTTGCTCCGAACCCAAAAGATCAAAATGAAAATCCAGATGTTAGGCATCCAGCCACCGGAGAACATCAAGTTTTGAACAAATTTTTAATTGATTACATTCGAAGCAACAACATTTTAAAATGACCTATATCTGCAAGTATTGCACCAAAAGTTTTGTACGTGAGTCTACGTTGGCTGTTCATGTGTGTGAACAAAAACGCAGGCATCAAACACAAGGAGAACCCGGAGACAGACTTGGACTCATGGCATACTTGCGATTCTATGAACTAACACAAGGACAGGGCAAAACAAAAACGTTTGATGACTTTGCATCAAGTCCGTACTACAAGGCATTTATCAAGTATGGGCGTTACTGCATCAACACACGAGTAATCAATCCCAGTCGCATGATTGAATGGCTGTTGAAAAACAACAAGAAAATTGACAACTGGTGCAGTGACAAAATCTATACAGAATATTTGCTAGAGCATTTGCGTGTGGAAAATGTTTCGGATGCATTGTCTCGAGCAGTTGAATACAGCATGAATTGGACAGAAAAAACAGAACATCCTGCACACGACTGTCTCCGTTATGGTAACACCAACGCTGTTTGTCATGCTATAGTAACAGGACGTATCAGCGCATGGGTAATTTACAACAGCGACTCTGGACAAAAGTTTCTGAGTGAGCTCAACCCAGGACAAGTTGCTATGATTTGACCTTACATCGACGCTGACATTTGGAATCAAAAGTTTCGAGATCTCTCAGAAGATCGGAAATATGCACAAGAAATACTAACACAAGCAGGATGGTAATATGATTAGAAACATTGCACCTGGTAACGGGATCAACATAAGTGGCAGCAGTTATAGCACTCCATATATTGACATGAGTCAAGCCAGTGCTGGCATGGTAAGATACAACGGCATCAGCAACAATATGGAAATATACAATGGCTCCAGCTGGGTCACTATAGCTAGCTCTTATCCAACAGTTGAACTTACAGGAGAAGTACAAAGCATAATTGAGTGGGCTCGACAGAAACGTGCAGAAGAATCTGAGTGGCTAAAGTTAGCGTCTGACAACGCCACATTACAAGATGCTATAAACACACTGAAAAAAGCACAGGAGCAAGTTAAAATTCTTGCTGCATTGATAAAAACATGAGCGCAGATATTGATATTGACATGCCCGACAGGCAAAAGGTACTGGATCTAATTCAGTACACCGCAGCACAGCAAGGTAACGGCCGCAAACACAACTCAGGTATCTATGTAACAGGCATACCTCATGATCCCATACACAATTGTGCAGCCATTGATTACGAAACTGCTGAATCTCGTGGATATTTCAAACTGGACTTTTTGAACATGAGTGTTTACAGCCTGATCAAAAGTCCTGAACACTATGAAACGCTGCTTGCAGATACCCCGCCCTGGCAACGATTATGGACAGATCCTGCATGGGTCAGCCGGTTGGTACACGTGGGTAACTATTATGATTTGCTAAAAGAGATGAAGCCCGACAGCATACCCAGGATGGCAGCTTTTATTAGTATAATTCGCCCGGGCAAGGCACACCTACAGCGTAAACCCTGGGACGAAGTATTTGCTTCAGTATGGGATGGTGATGCCAGCCGAGGATTTGTGTTCAAACACAGTCATGCCATTAGCTATTCAGCATTGGTTGCACTACACATGAACCTACTGGCCAATCCTGGCGCCACCACGTCCTCCCCCACACTGTGAGTTCATCTGGAGAGTCGGCAACTGATAACATGGCATCCCAGTATTTGTGATAGCGTTGATCAACAGTTATTCCTAATTTATCGCACAGATGATAGCTGCCCCCAGGTTGAAACAATTCTTTATAGCTTGTAACACAATGAGAGTACGGCACAGTGACCGGCTTTAGAATACCATTTCTTCTCATTTGCATTTCAAAAAAATCTATGCGTTGCTGATTAGTTATATCTTCTATCTTTTGTACTAGACCATCTCTTAGCATGATCTGGTCAACGCCCCATTGAAGTGGTAGCTCTGGTTGTCCAATGCGGCTGGTCCAACTGCTTAGTCCTGTTTTGACTTTGTTTTCCCAGAATACTTTTGCAACACACTCTGGTTCAACATCAATGTGGCATATATTGATCAATCCAGAATTAACATAAAGATCTAACTTTTCTACTTTATAGTTGTGCCAAGGATGCCACGCTCCGGCAAATGTCAAACTTGACATCTGGCTTAATTTATATCCATTGCTAGATAGCACGTCATCTATGTCAAAGCCAGGCCTAAATTGTTTGGTCATACGCATTTTGCCATTGCTTTGACCTGTTTCGGGGTCAATATACCAATAATTATCTATAAAGTTGGGTAGTGTCCCTAACCATCCTGCTACAAAATCAGTCCTAGCCCCGGGCTGACCCGATACCATTGTTATCTTGATGGGTGTTTTTTTCAACATCATTAATTAATACGTCTTACTAGGGTGATTGATTTGCGTTTGCTTTTTCTGCGGGCTATGTCGGCTAAGCTGCATATGGGACCATGTAATATTTCCAAGTCTTTGTTTACAAAAGTCCGTAAACAAGGTTTGAATTCCTCCCAATCTCCTCGCAAGAATATGTTTATGGGTATACTCCTATTGCTCTCCCACCACCAGACGTTGGCTAGATCCAAAAATCTACGTTTTTGCACTTGATCTTGTATGGTACCAAAGTCGTAGATAGTTGTAACAGCATCGTCTTGATTTTGCACTATACCCACGTATTCATTGTTGGCATAAATGCACAACGTGATAAACGGATACTTGTCAGTTAGCTTTTTAAATAAATCATTACCCATAAATATTAGTTGGAGATTCCTATGTACTCAACCCCGGCGTATTTATATCAGCAGATTAACCGAATATTATTGATAGACACCAGTGGTGTGGGTGATGTTTTCAAACGGAGGTGGGACCCTGTGTACTCTAAAAAATTAACCATTAACAAAGGCGTTGACAACGTACTTTTGTTTGAATTTGTAAACCAAGACCAAAAACCTGTGAATATCACTGGTAGCAATTTTGTGTTTAGATTGATCAATCGATCGGGGGTTGAACTACTGTTTTCTAAAGAAATGGTAACTCTTAACGCTACACTGGGTCGAGTTAAAGTCACTATCACCGCAGAAGAAACTGATCCTTTACCAGCTGAGCTAGCCAGCTACAGTGTAGAACGATTTAGTGGCAACTTGGCCGAAGCTGTATTTGTCAATGCACAAGCACAAGCTCGTGGTGATGTTGACATTTTTGACAGTGTTTACCCTGCATTTGTTCCAAGTCAAACATGCACTATTCCAGACATTTATGGCCCACCTAGTTATCCTAATCCGGTAAATGCTGGCAACTATCCAGATTGGGCTAGAAATCCTTCAACAAATTTCAACACTGTGATGATGAACACTGAACGGTATACTAGTTATGTGCCCACAAACGGGTCTAGCTTGACCACATTCCAGTTGGAAATGGACCGCTTTACAGGCAATGTCAAAGCACAAGCAGCTACTACATATCAATCTGAATTTTACAATGTAACTGAGGTACACAGTTACTATAACAAAACAGGAACATCACATATCAATGTAGAAGGATATCATCCGTTGCTCAGATTGTCAATTGACAGTTGGGCAGGCAATGTCAACAGTGCTGTGGCAACCGCAACAGCAACAGCGGTAAATGGAGCAGTAACTTCTATTGCAATTACCAATGCTGGCGCAGGTTATCTTGCACCTCCGAACATTGCTATTATTGGTGCTGGCGCAGGCGCCACAGCGGAAGCAGAAATTACCAATGGGTCAGTAAGTGCGATAAATGTAATAACAGGAGGGTCGGGTTATGTGCCTAGCCCAGTTAATAATATACCAGCTGCGGTGATTATTACCACTGGATTTATTACAGATATTGTCTATAGATGAAATTTAAAAAGATTGTTGGCTTTGGCGACTCATGGATGTATGGCGATGAATTACTAGACCCTGATCTTTCTCGTCAATTTGCTGATGCACACTGCTGTTGGACACAAAATGAGCAATATCGTAGTGATCACTGTTTTTTAGGACTACTGGGTAAACACTACGGAGTTCCAATTGAAAACTTTGGTGTTCCAGGTGGATCAATGCAGAGTTCTATGTGGACCTTTCTTTGGTGGCTCGAGCACGAAACTGTGCCATTACAAGATTGTTTGATATTGGTTGGACACACAGAATCTGACAGATTAAGTTTTTACAATCCCGATCATACACATTATAGTAATGATCCTCCGTGGAACAAATTTGTTCATAGTACATGGGTCGAGCACGGTAGTAGTGTAGTTTCAGAACCTTTTCGAGACATGATCAAACGACAGTTGGTGTTGACCAACTGTAGGGAACTAAGTAAGCTCAACTACATGCAAACAGCCATGTTTTTTGATGGAGTGGCTGCTCGTAAAAATCTCAACATGATGCAATTCCACATCATGCCAGCTGATGTTCCGCTTAATTTGCCTACAGAGATTTGGTCTGACTTTTGTACCACGTTGTGGTTTAGAGATCATCCGGGCAACCAACATCGTGAATTGATCATGCCAGGCGGCCACCCTAATGAAAAAGGGCATGAAATGATAAAAGACAAGTTGATTTCTACTGTAGACTCTGCTACAATGTAGCAATGCTTGACATATTAAACTACTTACCCGCAAAACGAAAACAATCGCCCAGCGGCTGGCTGAGTTTCAATGCTGTGTGTTGTACACACAACAGCAACAATCAAGATCGTAGGCAGCGGGGCGGACTCACAATAACGGACCAAGGTTGGAGCTATCATTGCTTCAACTGTGGTTTCACTGCCAGCTTTCAATTGGGTCGTAGTGTAAGCTACAAAGCCAAAAAGCTGTTGGGTTGG